CCACACGAAATAAACGGGGATAAATAAAATGGAAAAGACATTTTACGAATATTACACAGATGAAAAGGTCAAAAAAATAATAGACCAATCAGACAGAAAATTAGAAAGATGGTTCGGTATTAAACCCCTCACCCGAAAAAATAAGGTGAGAGAAGTCAAACTCTCTAAATAAATTATGAATTACGAATTAGCTAAAAAATTAAAGGATGCAGGATTTCCACAAATAGAGCATTATGATGAAACTGATGATTTACTTAAATTTCACATCAATAATGAATTTATATCCATTCCGACTTTATCGGAACTTATAGATGCTTGTGGAGATGGATTCAGATTTTTAATTCACGAAAAAGACCCAAGAAGTTTGAAGGAATGGCGTTGTAATAATGATAAAAGTGAATGGAAAGAAGATAGTTTTTGGGGTAAAACCCCAGAAGAAGCAGTTGCAAATCTTTGGCTCGCATTAAATAAACCTCTAAATAAATTATGATTGAAACATATAACAAAATACAAAATGGAAAAAAGTTATATTATAAGATAAATTATCTTTTTGTGGCTTGTAGAGAATGCGGAAAACCGGTTAAAATTAGTGATAGATCTATTAAAAGCCTAGAAGCGCGCGGAATTAAACCTATTTGTTATGATTGCCGTGCTATAAACATTAAAGAATATGGTCGAGAATATAATAAAAAACATTATACACCATTAAAAAAAAGAAAAAATGTCGTATAATATAAGAGAAACAAAAATATGAAATTAGATTTAAAATATAACACAAAAGAAAACCCAGTTGAAATTACAATCAATTTAATCCAAATGATTGTAAACCAAACTTATAAACAAGATGAGCGTGGGAATGGAGGAATGAATGGTCAATTGGCTAGAACTTACGGAAGATTACAAAGAAAGATTGATGATGTTCTAGAGAATAACAAGAATTGTATTGAGTTGGCAGAAGATGAAAAAGACTTACTTAGAAAATCAATAAAGAATGTTTTGATTAATCCTAATATAGCTAAGTATTTTATGATATTTGAGGATGAAGTTTTAAAGGAAGTAGATAATTCTTCTTCTTCAGTCTCTTAAAGAGATTGAGGAAGTGGAGTAATTAACCACTTAATTTCATTACTAGTAATTGAAAGAAAATGAGTCGCCTCATTTAATTTTGCGTTATAATAATGGAATTTGAAGAATATTTAAAATCAGTAGAGCCAATTATCTATCTTATAGCTAAAAATAATAGAATTCCGGGATATGAAATAGAGGATGTTCAACAAGAAATAAGGCTTAAAATATGGGAAAATTTTAATAAATACGATAAAAAGCTGGAAAAATATAAAGCTGGATGGGTTAACAAGTTATCCAGAAATCTAATAATTGATTTGAATAGATACGAAAATAGAGATAAACGCAAAGCATTAAATAATTATATAGATGTAGATAAATTAAACATTTAATTATGGAAGAAAGAATTTTAACTCCACAACAAGAATCATTTTTATCTTATTATATCAACCCCAAAAGTGAAACATTTGGAAACGCAAGGGCAAGTGCTTTAAAGGCTGGATATAGTGAGAATTATGCTAACAATATAACTGTTTCAATGCCTGAATGGCTCTTGGAAAATGTTGGAAAGAGTAAAATGATTAAAAAAGCAGAAAAGAACATTGATGAAATGCTTGATATGCCAATTGAAGTGTTAAAATTTGGAGATAAAGATATTGTAAAAACAGACCCTTCATTGATTAAGATTAAGCAAGATACTTCTAAGTTTGTAGTAGAGAGATTGGATAAAAACAATTGGTCCCAAAGACAAGAGCATACTGGTAAAGACGGAGGAGATATTAAGGTTTCTTTGTCCAAAGAGGAACAAGATAAAATAGATGAAGTTTTAAAAAATCTTAATGTTAAGTGAACTATTAAAAGATAAAGACAAAAGAATATATGCTTGTGAAAAGAGTTTGATGCTTTTTTCAATATACTATTTTACAGAGTATCATAAGTATAAAATGCCAGACTTTCATAAAGACTGGTATAATGCTTTTTTAAATAAACAAATATTATCTTTAATTACTTTCAGAGAAAGTGCTAAAACTTCACTAGCAAAGATTAAATTAATCCACGATATTGTATATAAAAAGAAAAAACTTATATTGTGGGTTTCTTTTGATAAAAGCAAGGCTAAATCTAATTTATTTGATATAGCTATTCAATTACAGACAAATAAGAAATTAATTAATGATTTTGGACAGTTATTCTTTGATATAGGGAAAGAGGAAAAAAGTACAAAAAAGAGTATAGATGAGTTTATTACTGAGAATGATATTAAGGTCAAGGCATTCTCAACGGGACAAACTACTAGGGGTGAAAATTATAAACAATTTAGACCAGATCTTATAATCCTAGACGATATAGAGAACTTAGACACGATAGATAGTGAACCAAAAACAGAACAGGTTAAGAGATTTATGGATGAATTATTGGGCGGATTAGACGCTAATGCTCAAATAATAGTTCTAGGCAATAGATTAACAAATAATGGTAGCATCACTTATTTTGAAGATAAAGTTAGAGATAACCATAATGCTTATTTATGTGATATTCCGGTAATTAAAGATGGAGTTATAACTTGGGATAGTAAATATTGCCACACAGATAAGGAATCAGAAGCAACAGGAAAAGTAAGTCTTGAAAGCAAAATACGAATACTTGGTTATCAAGCTTATAATAGAGAAATGCTCAATATTCCGATTACACCGGAAGAACAAGAATTTAGAAAAGAATGGTTCAGATATATAACAAGACAAGAAGTAGAAGCTAAAAATACTCGTAGATTTTTAACAATAGATCCGGCAATGAGTAAAGATACTCACGCAGATTATACTGGATTTTGTGAGAACTATGTAGATATAGAAAACTTTTGGAATATTTCAGCTTATAGAATGAGATTAAATCCAAAGGAATTAGTTGATTATCTTTTCACTATACACGATAAAAGACAATTTGAAATTATAGGAATTGAAAAGACCGCTTATTTGGTAGGATTAAAAAGTTATATTGATGATGAATGTAGAAAAAGAAATAAGTTTTTGCCCATTGTGGAGTTATCTCATAATCAAACAGCAAAGGAAACGCGCATAAGAGGTCTAATACCTAGATATTCTAGTTATTCTATAAAGCATATAGACAAAGAATGTAAAGATTTAGAGGATGAATTGTTTAGTTTTCCTCGTTCAATACACGATGATACTATGGATGCTACTGCTTATCAATCATTTTTAGCAGAAAAACCATCTAATCTTGATCAAGTTATAGAAGAAAATGGCATTTTATACTCTGATATTGGAATATAATTGACTTTTTATCTATAAAAATCGTATATATTAGTGAAATAAACTAAAAAAATGAACCAAACAATTATAGATAAAATAGTATCTCAATCAATTAATGAAATATCTTTTGCTCGGTCTTATAAAAACGGAAAAATCACAAATTGGCAGAAAAATGAAGATATTTATTATGCTAAGAAATCAAAACCATTAGACTCACGGGCTAATGTTGATTTAGCGAGGGGACAAGAGTTTGTCCATACTTTACTTTCTAAAATAGATAATCCATTAACTTTTAGATTTAGTAAAAGAAAAGAGTCACAATTATCAAGGGTTCAGAGGTTAAATGCTCTAAAAGAAGTAGATAGAAAGAATGACTTTTGGGATATTAAAGATTTGGCAGGAAAGAAACAAATGATAATTTATGGTAGAACTATCAATTCTTATTATGCTGATGAAGTTAATGGATATAAACCACATTTAGAAAATATAGATGTTTATGATTTTTTGATTGACCCATCTGCTGGTGGAATAGACATTGAACAAGGAATGTATATGGGTGATTACGGAGTGGTAAAAATGAGATGGGAATTAGAAGCAGGAATTAAAAAAGGTGATTTTTTAAAAATACCTACAAGAAACTTACTCAATGGAGTGGGAAATAATACGGAAAGACCACAAGAAGAAATAAATAAACAAAACAGAGAGAGGGGACAAAATACAATTGGACAAACAGAATTACAAAATAATGATAAATTTAAATTTTGGAGATGGTTCACTACTTATCAAGGAGAAAGATATTATTTACTTTTACAAGAAAATGGTACTTGTATTAGATGTGAAAGATTAACTGACATATTCTCACCGACAAAAATGTTTCCTTTGGGTGCTTTTCCTTATTGGACTTATGCTGCTTACCCGGATTTAACAGAATTCTGGACTCCATCACCAATGGATTACATTAGAGAAATATTTATGGCTCAAAATGTAAGCATAAATCAAATGCTTGATAATGCGGAAGCTATAAATAAACCGATGAGATTTGTTAATGTTTCTGCTATTGAAAACTTAGCAGAACTTAAATATAGAAAAGATGGATGGGTTAAAGTTAAGGGTGGATATGACCCGAACAATGCTTACAGCATAATGAATACCCCGTCAATCAATACTCCCATTCAGGTATTTAATATATTAGAATCAATACAAGAAAAATCTTTAGGTGTAACAAGCGGAACAAAAGGAGTAGCAGATGAAGACGGAAAAGTTGGTATTTATGAGGGAAATCAAATAGCTACCGCAGATAGATTTAATTTGTTTAATAGGTGTTATTCTGTTGCTTATGAAAGAATGGGTAGATTATGGGAAATAGGTGTTAGAGATAATCTTACCAAGAAAGTAGCAGTAGACATAATTGGTCCAGAGGGAATAGAAACAGAAGAAGTTTCACGAAGAGATATTTTCAGGAAAAATGATGAATTTGGAGTAATAGTCCAATCTTCTAATGATGAACTTATAAAATCCACAAAAGAAACTGCTGCTAAAATACAATTTTTACAAACAGAAGCCGGTAATCCTAATTTACAATTAAATCAAAAGAAAGCTTTTGAAATTAAAGCTACGGCTCTTAGATTTAGTGATGATGAGATTAAGGAATTACTAGATGTTTCGGAATATGGAAACAACAAGATTATGAGTGAGGCGGCAAGAGATATAGAAAGATTATTAGACGGAGAAGATATATTCCCAAATGAAATAGCAAATAATGCTTATAAACAGAAATTTGTTGATTATATGAAAGACCATAAAGAAGATTTGACTGATGAACAATATAATAGACTAACAAATTATGTGATGTCATTAGATGATGTAATTGTTAACAACGAAGCTAGGTCGATTAACAATTTTCAAATAAAACAATTAGAAAGTGGCAATGTTCAAGAATTGCCAGAAGTAAATCAGGAAGTAGTCGAAGAAAATCCGTTAATAAATAATCAAAATGCTTAAATATAAAATTAAAAAGGAAAATAGTGATATATTAGATACAGAGATTATTCAAACTGGTGGTAAATTAGAATTAACACCAAGACAACTAAAATCTAATATAGATAAAGTAGAAAAGTTTTTAAAAGAAATAGAGGCAAAACAATCTTATTACGAAGCAGTAATGAAGAATATTGAGGATAGTGACCCTGAAGTTAAAGACTTATCAGAAAGAGTATTGACTGCTGCTTTTTTGTATAGAGAAGCAATGGGTTTTGTTAATGAAGCATTAAAAAAATCATTAGAGTTTAGAGAGGCATTGGAAAGTGATAAAAAAGCCTTAGAAGATATTAAGAGTCAATGTAAT